ATAAAAAGAGCTTTAAAAGTGGTGAACTGACACCATAAAAATCTGATAAGCTAGGGAACAGGAACTAGCACTTTCACTAATGGCAGACATTTTAATCAGGAAAAAGAGACCTACTAGAGCATAGAGGTCGGTAAACTAAATAGGTGTTCGAGCAGGTTCGATAGTCTTGCTTTCCGATGTAACGGATATAAAAATTTACATATCTCCTAGCTTTAAGGTTAATAAAGCTACTATTGGTGGACGTGATACCCCACTCCTTGCCCTTTAGGACGTAAAATATTAAAGGATTATAGTAGCCAAAAGCTACGGGTATTCAGTAATTATAAGAGTGAAACAAAGTAGCAATTCCAATGTAGTTTATTCAAAAGATAGACTAATTCCGATATTGTTACTTTTTTTATGTAAGGAGGTGATATGAATTGAGTAAAAAGAAAAAAGATGCTAAAAATATTGGTAGAGATGAGCAACAGACACAAATAATCATACAACAGGAATACAATAGTGAATTACAACTTGACGATGGTAGTTTCTACAAGAACGCTACTTTTGCATTTAAAGGTAATCCCGATGCTTATGCAGTTATAGATAAAGTATGTAGGACAGTAGCAGGATTAGAATATAGAGAGTACACATTATTAGACGATGGAACTAAAGAATATAATGATAATAGTGAGTTTATAAATCTACTTAAAAGACCAAACGAAGACAGAGGTCAATATGAATTTATGTATGAGAGGATGTTATATTTATTGCTAAGTGGTAAATCATTTCAAGAGAAAGTTATGGTCAATAATACTCCACAATTACTATTCAATATCAATCCAGACAAGCTAAATATGAAATTAAGTAGGAGTAAACAGACAGGTTGGGTATTTGATTATAACGGTAATAAAACGCCATATAGAATGGATGAAATATCTTATTTAAAGCTAACAGACCCATTGGACGTATTTAATGGATTTGCACCAATACAATCAGCAGGGTTTGAAGTAGATGGAAATAATCAAGCAAGTAAGCTAAACTATTCTACATTAAGGAATGGTGGTAGACCTAGTGGTATATTCAAAACAGGTAAAACATTTACTGATAATGAACCTGCTTTAAAGAGAGTAAAAGGTATGATTAAACAGATGTTTAGTGGAACAAATAATGCAGGTAAGACTATGTTACTTGAGAATGATGTTGAGTTCCAACAGGTATCAATGACACCAAAGGATATGGACTTCCTAAAGTTTATCAAGTTAAATGCTAAGAAAATTGCACAGGTGTATGGAGTACCAAGTATACTAATAGGTGATGTAGAGAATAGCACTTATAATAATTATAGAGATGCATTTAGAGCTTTCTATAATGATACCGTATTTATGTATGGTAAGATGATGATAGACGAATGGAACAACTGGATAATGCCAAGTTATGGTGCTAACAAGTACATAGAGATTGATAAGAGAGGTATATCAATTCTACAGGAAGACGAAGACAGTAAGAGTACTAGGATATTAGCACAATATAATGCAGGATTAATAAGTAAGAATGAAGGAAGAGAGAAGTTAGGGTATGAAATATTAGAGGAAGATGAAGAGGTTATTCAAGAAGATACTAAATCATTGGAAAGTGATATGGATATTTTAATTAAGTCTATTCTTGAAAAAAAAAACGAGATAACACAAGTACAAGCTAATGTAGCATTGGATACAATAGATTATAAAGAGTTCCATAATGATACCAAAGAAGTATACGAGGAAATGATTGGTACAGAGTTAAGTGATAGTTATACGGATTTAACAGGAACAGGACTTACATTTGAACAAGCATATGGTAATAGTGATGCTATTAGAGATTATATAGAAGTAGAGTCATTGGAGAAATCAAAGTATATCGTAGATAATACACTTAAAAGTAAACTTAAAGTAATACTGGATAGTGGTATAGTAGCAGGTTCAAGTATAGATACTATTGAGGAAGGTATAAGGAATGTATTTAAAGAACAATATACGAATATAGATAGAGCCAATCATCTAAGAACAATAGCGAGAACAGAAACAATGGCTACATTAAACTTCTCTACAGAAGAGAGTTATAAACAAAGTGGTGTAGTAGATGGTAAAGAATGGATAACTACAATAGACGATAGAACAAGGGGTAACAATTCAAAGGATAAAGCAGATCATTTACATATGGATGGTCAGATAGTAGGATTAGATGATGTATTTACAGATAATAGAAGTGGTGCAACAGCAAGTAGACCCTTAGCATTTAGTAATGCGAGTGATGTAATTAATTGTAGGTGTACGATGGGATCAGTAATCGATACTAAATCAATCTATGATACTATAGAGAAGAAAGAAGATAGATGGATTAAACAGAATGATATAGCAGAAGGTTGGGAAATTAGTTTTACCAATACTTTTCAAGAGGGATTTGATAAACAGATGAACAATATAATTAACTATTTAAATACAATATAGATAAAGATAGTAAAACTCAAAACATTGAATATGGAAGGGGGTGTAATAAATTGGAACACAAAAGTATAAATATAGAATTTAAGGCAACACAGGAAGAGGGTATATTTGAAGGTTATTCAGCTTACTTTGATAATGTAGATAGTTATGGAGACGTAATACGGAAAGGAGCATTTAGTAAGTCTATTAATGAAAACTTATCGGAAATTAAAGTTATGTGGAATCACGATTGGAAAGGAGTACCTATTGGAATTATTGAAGAATTAAAGGAAGATGATAAGGGGTTATGGTTCAGAGCAAAGTTAAATAATACAGCAACAGCAACAGATGTTAAGGTCGCTATAAAAGATGGAGCAGTAACTAAGATGAGTATAGGCTATTCTACTACTAAATCTAATAAAGAAAAGTTAGATGGTAAGTGGATTAAAAGTCTTACAGAGATTAAGTTGTATGAAATATCACCAGTAAATTTTCCTGCAAATACTTTAGCGAGTATCACAGGGTATAAGAATGAAGTTAATGAAAATGAACTTATGGAACTTTTAAGAAAGAATGTTTTAGATCAATCACAATATAGAAAAGAACTTGATATTAAAGGATTAGAAACATCTAAGTCGTTATATAGACTATTAGAGGATAAGTTAATTGAACAAGGCGAATACAAACATAAACTATCAGTATCATCAGTATTCATTAATGAGTTTGTATTTAACAACTGGGATTATACACAAGGCAACGAAGATGATTGGTTCGACAAACACTACAGACAAGGATACAAAATAGTAGATGAAGATGTTGAATTGGTCGGAATAGCAACAGAAGTAGAAGGGGTTATGTCATTCACTGATAAGAAAAGTGATAACGAACCAAAAGAAAATGATGAACTAAGCTCAAAACTTAGTGACATATTAAAAAAAATGGAGGTATAAGTAAAATGGCAAAAACAGTTAAAGAACAATTAGATGAAATAAGTGGTAATATGTATAGTAAATCACAACTAGAGGAAAAGTTTGCAAGTATGAAAAGCGAATTAGTAGAAGAGTTAAAGAATGATGGTGCTAATGAAGAGTTAGTGGCTATGAAAGCTAAACTTGATGGTTATGCTAAAGAAATTGCATCAATTAAATCAATAGGTTCAGAAGGTTCAGAAGTTGTAGTAGAGAGTAAAGGTGCAGATGTTATGGAAAAGTTTGCAAGAAAAGGAATAGAGGGTCTTAGTTTTGACGAAAAGAAAACAATGACTTCTAATGTTGGAGCAACTGGTGGATATTTAGCAGGAGTTCAAATGGAAAGCAAGATACTTAAAAACCTAGCAGTTCAAGGTGCTATGAGAAAAGTAGCAAATGTTAAACCAACAAATGAAAAGTCAGTAGTTTACTTGAGAGTTAATGCATTAACAGGAGCAACACACGTTGGAGAAACTGGTTCAGCAACAGAAGAGGATTTAACTTTTGAAAGAATAGAGATAGAGAATCATATACTTGCTAAGACAGTATCAATATCACAAGAAGATATAGATGATAGTCAGATAGATGTAGTAGGACAAATAGTTGAACAAACATCAGAGTCATTCTCAATAACTGAAAACGCAGATTTTATAACAGGAAATGGAGTCAATAAAGCAAAAGGAATACTTGCAGAAACAGACGCTACAATGTTAGTTACAACAGCCTCTGCTGGAACAATGGTCGCAGATGATCTTAAAGATTTACTAGGTGCATTGAAAGCAGGTTATGCAGTAAATGGTGCTTTACTAATGAACAGAAAAACAAAAACAGCAGTATCTAAATTAAAAGATGGAGCAGGAGCGTATATCTTTGATAGCAAAGTAATGAACTTGGCAACAGGAGCAGTTGGAGAAATAGATGGAATACCTGTATATGAAGATGATAATTTTCCAGACATCGCCGCTGGTGCAAAAGTAATGGCATTTGGTGACTTTAATAAAGGGTATGTAATATCTGATAGAAAAAGAGTAGGTTTAGTAAGAGATGGATTAACTGGTGCAAACCAAAGAATAGTTAAATTTTTCGCAGATAGAAGAGTCGGTGGACAAACAGTATTAAAAGAAGCAATTAAAATATTAGTAATAAAATCATAAGGGGGATTATAAAATGAATAAGGAAAAGTTTAGTGTTATAGAGGTAGCAAATGCAGTAGATATACAGGTAATAGCAACAGATACAACAACTGTTGGAGAAATAGTAAGTGTAGCAGGATTTGAAAGTGCTACAATAGTAGTAGTCGCAGGAACATTAACAGATGGTGCATATGCAGTATTAGTTGAAGAGGGAGATAATTCTGCTTTATCAGACGCTAGTGCAGTAGTAGACGCAGATTTGATTGGTACAGAAGCAGGAGCAGGATTAGCTTTAGCAGACGACAATAAGACTACTAAGTTAGGTTATATTGGAACGTCAGCGTATATAAGAGTATCAATAGTATCAACAGCAACATCAACAGGTGGAACTTTAGGAGCAATAATAATCAAAGGTGACCCAACAATAGCACCACTAAATACTCAAAAGGTATAGTAAGTGATTGGGGCTATTAAAGAGCCTTTAGAATTGAGAATGTTGGAAACAACACTGGCATCAGTTGATGAGACTGGTTGTAGAGTAATGGAGTATATTGCAGGAGAAACCTATATGGTTTACCCTGCGATTGCTAAATACTTCTTGAGAGAGAAAAAGGCTATTAAGATTGAGAAAGTTAAACCTAATATTGACAAGGTGGCTACTCCTAAATCAAAGAAAGTAGTTGTACCTAAATCAAAGAAAAGAACATATAAAAAGAAGGTGTAAGAAATGGCTTTAAATAATAATGCACTAACAACATACGAGATAATAAAAGCTAAGTTAGGATTGGTAGATGATACTGAACAGGACCTAATAGAGAGTTTTATAAACAACACTTCATTAACAATATCGAACTACTGTAAGAGGAAATTTCAAGAGGACACATACACAGAGAAATATATAGGCTATGATGATACAGAATTAATACTTAATCAATATCCAATAACAGTATTGACATCGGCTACAATATCAAGTTCGTCAGTAAATATTACAGATGTTGATATAGATGCAGAAGATGGTATATTATACTATGAAGGTTTATGGTATGGTTGTGGATATACAGGTGGTATGTCAAATGCTAGAGTTAAGGATAGTAGAAACATTACTATAGAATATACGGCAGGTTATACACTACCTAAAGATACAGCAACTTATACATTACCGATAGCACTTAAAGGTGTTTGTGAGAATGAAGTTATATTTAATTACAACAATAAAGACGATTATTCAAGTTATGGATCAACAGGTAAGGTTAGTCAAGAAAAACTACAAAGTGGTTCAGTAAGTTATGAAGATAGTGATACATCGTTTTCATACGATTATGGAATGTCATACCAAACATTAGCAGTATTGAATCAATATAAAAAGATTATAATGTAATGAGTTTTCAATCAGTATTAGAAAATAGAATGACTTCAACAATCTATATAGCAAACCCTAGTGGTATAAATGCTTATGGTAGAGCAAGTTATGGCACAGCAGTCGGTATTAAATGTAGATACGAACAGGCAGATATAGAGAAGTTAAAGAAACTTGGTATTGAAGAGGTTGCTACTACAGAGATAACATCATTCACTGAAATAAAGAAAGATAGTTACTGTTGGTTGAATAGTGTTGATTTAGGATTAGAAGATGGTAGACCTATAAGGGAAGTCATTAAGTCAGAAACACTTAGAGCAGATAGTACATTATATATTGCTTATTTATAAAGAGGTGTATTATATTGAGTATTAAATTGATTGGTGATAAAAAACTAATAAAGAATTTACAATTGGTAGCAGGGAAGTATGAAAGAGAAACAGGTCAAGCATTAAGAAGACAAGCATTTAGAATAGAGAATAAATCTAAGAAGAACTTACGAGATAGTGGACATAATAACACAGGACGATTAATCAATAGTGCTTATGTTACACATTTCATAAAGATATTTAATAAGCTAGTAGTTGAAACAGGTTATTTTGCAGAATATGCACCTGCTATTCACGAAGGAACACCACCTCATTATGTACCTGTAGACAAGTTAAAAGTATGGGCAAGAGAGAAGTTTAGTGCATCAGATGATGATGCAGAGGATATAGCTTATGCAGTCCAAAATAAGATAGAATGGGTTGGTACTAGAGGTAGTAAATTCTTTGAGAATGCAATAGACGATTTAAGCGATTCTATTATTAGAGAGATTAGAGATTATGTAAAGGCTCAAATGGAACGAGGTGGATTAAAATGAGTGTAGCACTAGATGTAGTGACTTATTTGTCAACTACAATAGCAACATTAACAACAGGTACTAATTTATTTATTGGTACAATTAAGGATAATGACCTTATACAAGACGAGTCTGTATTTGTTAAGGGTACAGGTGGAAGAAAGCCTAAGAGGACATTTTGTGATAGCTTGGCAGTTAAATATCCAAAGATACAAATAGTGATAAGAAGTAATAGTTTAAGTACAGGTGCAAGTTCAGTGGCAACACTAGCAGACCTTATCTATACAGCTATGAATAGTGATATTGCAGGATATAAAGATGTAAAGCCACTACAAAGTGAATTTGTAGATTTAGGTGAAGACGAGAAAGATAGAAATTACTATAGTTGTAATTTTGAATTAATGGAATAAAGAGAGGTGACAGTAAATGGCAACACCAAATACAGGAATAAGTGGAACACTAGGTACTAATCTAATAGGACATTGGAGTTTTGATGGAGATTATTTAGATAGTAGTGGAAATGGAAATGATTTTACAAAAGTAGGAAATCCAATATTAATACCAGATAAAGATGGAGAAGCTGACCACGCTTATGGAGCATTGTATAACGGTGGTTACTTCACACAATCAAGTCCAATTGGAAATGTAGATATATTTGGATTTAGCTTGTGGATTTATGTTCCCACAGCAGGAGGTACAAGTTATAAGGATTATGGTGGCTTTTATGATACTAGTGCGGGTTTACTAATAGAAAGGACACTTTCTGACAATTTAACCTACATAGGAAAAGTAGGAGGGAGT